TTTCGGGAATGATGTTCGTGTCATCAGTACCATTTTCAAGATGTAAATTTACTGTGTAATATCTGTTCTTATATAATGGTGTGGTATCTAACACGAAATATGAACCCGTTGCATCACAACTTAATTTTGCATATTGGTCTGCTGGGTAAACTGTGGTTCCTGCTTGTTTATCCACCACACTAAAATATGATGAAGTTGGTAAATAATATACATTTTTATATCGTAACGTTGCATCAAAATTCTTTTGTGGGTACTTATCACGAACCACAAGTCTTACTTTTTCTTTTGATCCACGAACGTAGTTTTCTTTTACATTTTTTGGAACTACAGCAATATCATACGTATTTGGAACACGTTTTAAAGATCCCGTGGTAAACGTAGAATCATCCCACGCAATTTCCAAAACAGGTGCATGTACTGTGTGTGTTTGTTTGGAGAAGAACTTAATGTTTCCTTCGTTATTATAATCTGCTTCTGATGCATTTGGGAACTTTACTATAAGTCCAGTCCAAGATAATGACTGCGAAATAATTGGTTGAATTATTGATGACACATCAATGCGTAAGTCTTGTAATGGATATTCATTGAGAATTACACTACGTGATGGCGTTGTATAATAATCACCACCCGCGTTACTCCAAGATAACGAGGTTGTTGCTTGTCTCCACGTTGCACCATCACCCGCATTTACAGTTTGTTGAACAAAATATCCACTACCTTCTGTCCAAGACCCCGATACCTTTTGGATAATAATTTCTTGTGAGTAGGGAAGTTTATTTGCGTTTGCAATTTTTAAATTTAAATAGTATGATGCTGTTGGTGATATTGATGCACTATTTGGTAAATTAAAATTTAATAACGCACGTGCTGCACTACTAGAATATGCAATTTCTATATCTTCCGGTGCTGCTACTTTACCCACTTCTAAAATTTCGTCCAACCCAGAATTATTGGTTGGAAAACGTTGATACAAAGTTGTATCTGCGGACGCGGTTAAGAATAATCTCATTGTCTTGCACTTCCTACGATATCGTCCTCTGGATATCTTATTTCAAAGATACAAGGATCTAGTGATGGATACACAACCCCGTTTTCAGTGGCTTCGGTTATGTCATAACGATATGGTTTATAATCTCGCCCATCCTTAAAGAAATACTTGTTACTAATTTCTAACTTATTGACACTTTGTACGCCGTCTTGTGCTTGAATTAGCAACTGCAAGTCTCCCAAACGGATTGGTTGGTTAATGTTCCACTTATCAATATCAAAGTAGTCTTTTATAGCACCCAAACATACAGCTAGAACATCATTCATATTATAATTTTTAAATACAGTGATATCAAACGTGACACCTATATTAACAACGAACGCATCAAGAATATTAACTTGGTCTGTCAACATTCTGTACTGAGACAAGTACTGTTGTAAATTTTCCTTGACCAATTCATTCAAATTTGTAATCTTTTTATTTTCGTTATATCCCAATACATACAAATTAATTGAATTCTGTTTTGGATTATCTTCAACAAATTGTCTTACAGTTTGGTCAACTTGTTCTGGTGTTGTTAACGCCTGAATCTTTGCTTGGAGTGTATCAGATATAGCAAATACTTTGGCGACAGCACCATATCTTGCTGGCATTGCCAACGACCGTGCTTCATAATCTCGACGAGTAACAACACGATTTTGTGCCGAGTATGATGCCAATGCTCGTTGACGAATTTCTTCAACAGTTTCACCATCCAATCCACCACGAGCTGGCATTTCATTATACACCGTTACTGTACTTATGATATCGTTGAACAGTGCCAATTCGGTTGAATTTAGTTCTGTTGTTCTATTGATAACATTTAATTGTCCAATCTGTGTAATTGTTCCCGATGCAACGTTAGTTTCCACACCACCACCAGTAACGTATTCTATTGTTAATGTGGTATTTGCTGGTGCTATACCAAAATTATCTGTATTTAATAAATCTGTATTACTTAGCGATACACTTGCTAAATTTGTCCCATAATCAGAATTTGCTACCTGTTGAGAATCTAAGTAAACTATATCTTCCGACACGTTACCTCGACCAGAACCAAATACCAACTGTGTGTATTTTTCGGGAGTTAATCGTGTTGTAAATCTACGTGGAACAGATCTAAATTTTATAGAATATGAAGGACTAACCGATTCACTTACACTTGCTTCGTAAGTTACTTCTCTGTCATCAATTATTGTATCTTGTGCCAAAAAGTCTACTTCATACCAAGGATACCCATCCGAATCAGTTACGTTTGTAACGGTAGTTACGTTGGTATCATTAATTGTTACAGTTGAAAATTTTGCTGGATCACCAAAGCTGACAGTTTGTTGACGTACATCACCCGCAATTACATTTACCTTTTTTGTTACGAGATATGTGACAGGTAATAGTGTTACCGAATCTAATTGTCTTGGTACTATTGATCTGTCTGTTGGGTCATTAAAATCCACCAAGTTCGTAGTTCTAAATGTAACTATATTTGGACCTTGTGTAGATATTGTAGAGTTTCTGTCAATTTTCAAGAAATATGTTGCGTCTGGAATATATCCGTCATTTGCACCCAATGCTGGAACTATCTGAGAGATTAAAACTTCTGCTGTTGCAGGAACAATTGTCTTTGGCTTGTATCCCAACGATTGTGCGATGGCAATTATATTTTTTTCTTCTTCTGCGTATGCTAATAAATTTTCTTTGAAAGAATTATCTACATAGAAGGATAATACGTCACCAACATATGCAGCCAATTCCAACATAATCATACCTGGATTGGCTTCGTTGAAATCTGTCCAAGTTGTTGGATAGTAATTTTTAATAAATGTAATAAGATCACCTTTGAAGTCAACGAACGACTTGTTAAGGTATCGTACTTCTTTTGGTGCTACACTTAGTTTTTTTAATACATCATTGGTTGTAGCCATTGTATATCTCTATTAAAAATTTCTTGTTGTTAATCTTCCAGAGGATATCAATCCACCAGTTGGTGATGATCCTAGTAGAACTTGGACCTCTTCTGATATCAACGGATTGTTTGCAAAACTATAACGAACATATAAATTTATATCATTGTCATTAATAAATGTATCTAAATTTAAAACTTGAATTTCTTGTAAGACAAGATATGGCATAAAAGCATCTACTGCTTCTATGACATACTGTTGTGCTTTATCTTGTATCTCACTATCCTTTTGTTCAAACAATAGTCGCCACAAGTCACATCCAAAATTTGGATTTGCAACTCGTTCTCCTTTTCTAGTCAAAATTAAATTAATAAATTTTGACTTTTCGTTTGCCAGAGGATCGGGTGTAGTTTGGAAATACCCACGCGTACCACGTTGTAGAGGAAGAGTAGAACCAAGATAAACAGTTTTTGACATCTTACTTACTCAACCCCAACTTTTTCATTACGGCACTGTAATCTTTCGTGATAGCTTCTACAGCCGGTTTGAACGCTGGATCATTTAAATTAACACCTTGTGGGATATTTTCTGGAAGTACCACATTATTTGTGGTTGCCATAATGGTATCTCCGTGACGTTCCAATCCCATCATCGCAGCCAACTTTGAGCGGTCAAGCTTTGGTTTACTTGGTGCCGATACAGTTTCATTAACTTGTTGTATACCTTTAATTTGGGCTACAGCTTCTCCCAAAAGGTTGGGAAGAATTCTATTAACTTCTTCCTCGACAACGGTTCTGATGTATGCTTTTAGTAATGTTTTGTCCATTTTCTTCTCCTTAAAAAAATAACCATTTTTATCACTCTATTTAAATATCAAAAGATATTGAATTTAAACGATTTAAGTGAGTTATTATCCACTACGTAATTGATTTGTTATTTCGGACGCCAGTTGTGATCCTACCTGTCTACTATTAAGTGTTGATGCTACGTTTCGTACTGAGTTTATAGCGGAATCAACAGCCCGTACAGTAGCAAGTCCTTGATTTATTGTACCTAATGACCGTTGTTGTACATTTGTTAAAGTTTGTCTTGCCCGAGAAACTCTATTCTGGGCTCTAGTTTTTGTGTTTTGATACTGCGTGATTGCCTTTTGTTGTTCACGTAATACTTGTGAGCTAATGTTTCGAGTTTGTTGTATAATATCATTTCTTGCTCTATTAACTGCTTCGGAACGTATAGCTTGTGTAGTCTGTAATTTTACTCTTGCTTCACGTAACGAATTTCTTGCTTGCGTCAATCCTCGTTGAATTTTGTCTTTCTTAGGATCAACAATTTCAAATCCAGCTTGTTCTACAGCTTTTTTGTATGCTTTTTGGTAAAATTCCCCATCTTTTTTCTTTAATGTTTCCAAGGCTTTCTTATATTTTGCAAAGAAATTTGCTTTGGTAAAATTAAATGTTGGTAATTTAGGAAACTTTGGATATCGAATGATACGTGGGATTTCTCTTAATTTTAAGATTCTACCAAGAACATCAAGTCCTTTTTTCAATGTTTCCTTTGCTTTTGGTATGTCTTGAAATAATGCTTTTAAAATTGCCTTCTTGACAGCCCGGGCAGTTTTGATCACAAGTTCTAGTGCAGCTTTTGCTCGTGTATAAGCCTGTTCTAAGTTATCAAGTTTATTAATCAGTATTGTTAAAGCAGCCGATGCTGCAGCGTCTGGTAAATTTATCAGTGCATTAAATAACGAGGTAAACTTATTAATCTGATCTTCTAATTTTCTTGTTAGTTTTGTTAGTCTATTAGTTAATTCAGTTAACGCACGTAGATCGTCTAGCTGTTCGACCAATCGTTTTATTTTTGGGTCTATTCCACGTAATATTCTATCCCGAGCATTCTCTGGAACTGTTACCCCGTTAATTTTTCTACGTTGTATTGCGTTTGTCGGTAGTACTTGTGGTTTATAATTTTTCAATCTATCCAATGATTGTTCACTAGAACTTATCAATTCTTGTGTTATTTTGGATTGTAGTATTGGAAAATTTTGTCCATACTTTTGTACAATACCACCAGGAATTATTTCCGGTCTAAAAGTCGCCAACGCAATAAGTGTTTCCAAAGGAACTTCCCGTGGAATGTTACTGATTGTAGATATATTCGAGGCACTATTAGTTGCTCGTCGTAAATAAGCACCAAAATATTGTTCAGATAATGTAGTCATAAATTATAATTTCGAAGTAGTTTCGTCGTCAAAGAACTTTCTAAGATTTCGTATAGAAGAATTAGTTGCAGCTTCTCTACCAAAATCAATTGTAGAAACTCCCGAAGAACCTAGTCCAGTAACATTTTTTAAGCTTTCATT